CCCTGAACAAGCACGTATGGTCCTGCCTCAGTCGATGTACACCGAGTGGTACTGGACGGGTAACCTCAAGAGCTTCGCTAACGTCTACAACCTACGGACTGACAGCCACACCCAGAGGGAAACCCAAGAAGTTGCCAAGCAAATTGGGGGACCGATAGGCAGGCTGTTCCCGGTTTCATGGGCGGCACTCACAAATTGACCTACATCGTCATGGGCCTCCCAGGCTGCAACTACTGCGTTCGCGCAATGAACCTCTTGAAGGGCAGGAAGCTGCCCCTCCAGTACATCAACATCGACGAAGAACCTCTCGCGAAAGAGAAAATCCTCTCTGAGGGACACGTCACGGTTCCTCAAGTGTACACCGTGGACGCCGTGGGTGTTGAGAAGCACATTGGTGGACATGATGAACTCATGAAACACTTGAAGAAAATCACACATTAACAGTGCGTTACCAACTTGAGGGGCCTTAATTGGCTCCTCATTTTTTCGCCCATTACATGTGGTATCCTATTACCCCTTACCCACGAGACAAGACAAGGACACCAAATGAAACATCTCCCAGAGATCACTCCAGAACTCATTGAGTATCTCGAGAACATCTGTCCTGACGCTGCACCTTCTTTGAAGACTGACGACCGTGCAATCTGGTGGAACGCTGGAAAGGTCGATCTCGTTCGACATCTCCGCAGCCTCCACGACGAACAACAACAGACAATCCTTACAGGAGACTAACCCAATGTGCAGTGGCCCAAGCTATACACCGCCTCCCCCGCCCCCTGCGGCTCCCCCGGTCCTCGATCAACTTGCCCCTAAATCTGCTGGTGCAGGCGAAAGCGCCTCCTCGCGGAAGGCAAAAGGTCTGAGCCGATACAAGCTCGCAGAAGGCGCAACAGCTGGCGTGGCGAAGACAAACCAACTCGGCGGTATCCCAACCAAGACCGGCGCGAACAAGTAAACCCAAGAGGTCCCCATGGAAAACGAAGGCACATGTCAAGCCCGCTACGAGTTGCTTTCGCAGGACCGTGAAGTGTACCTCGAGCGGGCTCGTGAATGCAGCAAGCTCACGATCCCAACTCTCATCCCTGAGAGCGCATCTGGGAAACATACAAACTACCCAACTCCCTATCAGGGTGTCGGAGCCCGTGGCGTAAACAACCTCGCCTCAAAGCTGCTCCTCTCCCTGTTCCCACCCAACTCCCCATTCTTCGCAATGCGGGTTGACGATTTCACTGCTACGGAGATTGCCCAAGAAGAGGGAGCCCGTGCAAAGGTTGATGAGGCTCTCGGTAAGTACGAGCGTTCGGTCATGCAGTCCATCGAGGACAGCGGTGATCGGTCTGCACACTTCGAGGCTCTCAAGCACCTGATCGTCGGTGGCAACGTCCTGCTCTATCTCCCGAAGGACAAGGGTACCCGAGTATTCCCATTGACCCGCTACGTCTCTGTACGTGACGCCATGGGTGACCTGATTGAGTGTATCATCGAGGAAGAGCTTTCATATGCCTCCATCGATGCTGACCTCAAGACACTGATTGATGAGCAACCTGCAGAGGGTGAACCAAACCCAAAGCGGACTATTAAGCTCTACACCAAGTTCTACCTCGAGAACGGCAAGATGAAGTCGTACCAAGAAGCGAACGGTATCCGCGTCCCTGATAGTGAAGGTTCGTGGCCTAAAGAGAAGTCGCCAATCCTTGCACTCCGGTGGACACGTATCGACGGCGAAGATTACGGTCGTGGCTACGTGGAAGAGTATCTGGGTGACCTCATCTCGCTTGAGGGTCTCTCCAAGGCTCTACTCGAAGGCTCCGCAGCTGCGGCTCGCCTCGTGTTCCTCGTGCGTCCCAATGGTGTCACTCGAGCCAAGGATGTAATGTCTGCAGAGAACGGCGATGCTGTCTCAGGTTCACCTGATGATATTCAAGCATTGCAGGTCAACAAGCAGGCCGACATGTCCGTCGCAGAACGACAGATCGCTTCGATCATCGACCGCCTCAGCTTCGCGTTCCTCATGAACAGCGCAGTGCAACGCAACGGTGAACGGGTAACAGCAGAAGAAGTCCGCTACATGGCGGGTGAACTCGAAGACGCTTTAGGTGGTGTTTATTCCATCCTATCTCAGGAATACCAGCTTCCCTATGTCATGCGTGTCATTGACCGTCTGACGAAGAAGAAGAAACTTCCGTCGTTGCCTGCTGGTGTAGCAAAGCCCACCATTGTCACTGGTCTCGAAGCTCTCGGTCGCGGACACGATCTCAACAAGTACGACATGTTCTTGAAGGCTCTCATGCCTCTGGGACCGGAAGTGCTGCAGTCTGAGATGAACGTCGGTGACTACATCACTCGCATTGGTACTGCTCTCGGCATCGATCTGGATGGTCTCATTAAGGGTCCTGAACAGAAAGCCAAGGAACAGCAGGCCGCTCAACAACAACAACAGCAAGCTCAGATGATGGATATGGCCAAAGGGGCTGTACCTGCGTTGGCCAAAGAAGCTGGACCATCACTCGTCGGAGCCGTCACTGGACAACAAGGAGAAGGCTAATGGCCGGTAAGCGACAAAAGCCGGGAGCCAAAGGCCTCCTCGGGAAAATCTTGAAGGCACCCGGTAAAGCAGGGGAAGGTCTCGCAACCTACCTGCTCGAGGGCCTGTACATCAAGAAGGGCAAGAAGTCCGGTGGCGCAAAGTTCGTCAAACCAAATTAAGGATCGATCATGGTCGAACAAGTCACAATCCAAACCACAGATACAAGCCCCTCACTCGAAGAGACGGCTGCTGCTCAAGATGCTGCCAATCAAACACCTGCCGAACCACAACTGGCTGGTGAAGAGGCTGCAACGGAACGCCCTGAGTGGCTTCCTGAGAAGTTCAATACTGTGGAGGACATGGCGAAAGCCTACGCCGAACTCGAGAAGACCAACAGTACACCCGAAGAAACCAATGAGACCGCTGAGGCTGCAGAAGCCGTTGTCGAAGGTGCTGGGTTGGACATGGAAGGTCTCTCCGCTGAGTACGCCACCAATGGCGAACTGACAGAGGAAAGCCTGGGTAAGCTCGCTGCAGTCGGCATCACGCCTGACATGGTCGAAAGCTACATCGCAGGTCAAGAAGCTCAAGCACAGTCGATCACTGCAGACCTCCTCGAGAGCGTCGATGGTGATATTGAGGTGTACGGCGAGATGACCTCGTGGGCAGCTGACAGCCTACCGGACGCTGAGATCGATGCGTTCAACACCGTCCTCGAGAGTGGCAACAACGCTGCGATCAAGATGGCTGTTCAGAACCTGTCCACCAAATACACGAATGCCAATGGCCAAGAGCCGGGGCGCGTGTTGACGGGCAAAGGTTCGACTGCTGGTGCATCCGTGTACGAAAGCACGGCTGATCTCATGAAGGATATGGGTAACCCTGAGTACCACAACAACTCCGCATTCCGTGCGAAGGTTGAGGCCAAGCTCGGACGTTCAAGCATCCTGTAATATCTGATCTTATTGAGGGGAGGTGATCCAGTGTCTGCATCTGGGCGAAAGTACTCGGCCTACGACAAAGAGTATCAAGCTCGACCTGAGCAAGTTAAGAAAAGGGTCGCTCGGAATGCTGCTCGTAGGCTGATGATTAAGAAGCACGGCAAGGCTGCGCTTAAAGGAAAAGACATCGATCACAAGAGAGGTACGAAGGCCGGGAATGGCCCGAGTAACCTCCAGATCATGAGCCGGTCCAAGAACCGCTCAAAGAAGTAAATACGTCCCCCTCCTCTGCACCACGCAAGAGGGGGGCCTACGCCACTGTAGTTCAACTGGTAGAACCCCTGCTTGTCGCAGGGAGATTGAGGTTCAACTCCTCGCGGTGGCTCCTACACATTCTTGAAGACATCTCCTCTCATAGCTCGCACAGGACCGCACTGATAAAGCGGTATCCCGTAACGAGTAGGGGATGTCTCCATGAGTGCGTTTAGCTAACGAACTCGAACCCCACCAAACCGACAATAACAATTCACTGACCTGAGGCCCTCTGCGGAGGACAACCCATGAGACGTGGCTGTGAAGTCAAGCGGTGACCGTGCGTGAAGCACATCAAAACCCAACAACTTCAATTCCACAAAGGATAAATAATATGGCTAATGCTGTACCATCCCGCGTAGGTCAGGCCAATCTCGCTGGCGTGTCTGACGCTCTGTTTCTCAAAGTGTTCTCTGGCGAGGTAATGTCCTCGTTCAACGCAAACACGGTCATGTCTGACAAGACCCGTGTACGTAATATCAACTCCGGTAAGTCGGCTCAGTTCGCTGCTATCGGTCGCATTGGCGCTGAGTACCACACTCCCGGCGCTGAGATCCTCGGTTCGCTCGTCGAGCATGGTGAGAAGGTCGTTACTATCGATGACCTGTTGATCTCCAACTCGTTCATCTCGAACATCGACGAAGCCAAGAACCACTACGAGGTACGCTCGGAGTACTCCATGCAGATGGGCCAAGCCCTCGCACAAGTGTACGACCGCTCGCTGATCTCTCTGGCTGTTAAGACTGCTACTGCTGCTGATACTGGCGCTGTTGCTGATCAAGGTGCTGCTGTTGCAACCAACCTCGGTTCTCTTACGCCAACCACGCAGACCATCGTTGATGCGGTCTACGCTGCTGCTGCCCGTCTGGACGACAAGCTGTTGTCTGCTGCTGACCGTTTCGTGATCGTCTCCCCGACGACTTACTGGAACCTCGTGCAGAACGACAAGCTGCTCGACCGTGACTTCGGTGCGAACGGTTCGTACACCGACGGTACGATCATGAAGGTCGCTGGTATGCAGATCGTTAAGTCGAACAACCTGGGTGTGAACCACCTGCTTGCTGGGAACGTCGCTGACTACCCAGACTTCGATACGAAGTACATGGTTGACACGACTGCTATCTCGGCTCTGATCTTCCAGCGTGGCGCTCTCGCGACCGTCAAGCTGATGGAACTGTCCTCTGAGAGCGAGTACGACATCCGTCGTCAGGGTACTCTGATGGTCTCCAAGATGGCCTGTGGCCACGGAGCCGTCCGTCCCGAAGGCATCGAGACGCTCGTCAACGCTGTCTAATCCTTACGATATCGTAGGGATCACAAATTATACCCTCGTCCCTAACCGGGCGGGGGTATTTTTCATCTTCGTCAAGAAAGGAACACGCTGATGGCGTACCTCATCACTCCCACGACGGAACTCGAAGCCGTCAACGAGTGCCTCGAGAACATCGGTCAGGCACCCGTCAGTACAATCGCGGGTGATCTTGGCGTGGACACTCAGATTGCACTCAACTTCGTTCGAAAGATCAACCGGGAGCTACAGTCA